AAGTGAAATGTTGTTTCCTTTACCCAAGCCTCAAGAATTTAATAATGAAGAAGATCCAAGAATATCATTTAGTTTTTCTGGGGTGCAAAATACTAGCCGTGCTGGAACTAGCCACCCTATTTGTTTTGGAGAAATTGTGTGTGGATCGGTGGTAATTTCAGCAGGTATTGACACTAATCAGGTATCAGCATGACAGATAAAATTATTAGAGGTTCTGGTGGTCCACCACCTACCCCACCATCTCCAACAAGAGCGCCTGATACTTTAAACAGTAGGCAGTTTGCTACGATTCAAGATTTATTATCAGAAGGTGAGATAGAAGGTTTTGCTACTGCATCAAAAGCAGGACTTACAAAAGGAACTACAGCTTATAACAATGCAGCATTAAAAGATATATTTTTAAACGATACTCCTATTCTTAATTCCAATGCCAGCAATACTAATCCACAAACAGCAGATTTTAACTTTCAAAATGTAGGATTCACACCTCGTTTTGGAACGTCAAACCAAGAGCATATTCCAGGAATTGAAAGTAGTCAATCATTAACAAGTGTAGGAGTCACAGTAACAACTTCTTCTCCTGTTACTCGTCAGATAACAAATACTAATGTTGATGCTGCAAAGGTAACGATCACATTTCCACAATTACAAAAAGCTACAGATCAAGGAGATTTACTTGGTTCTTCTGTTCAGTTAAAAATACAAGTTCAATATAATAGTGGTGGTTTTAACGATGTTTTGTCAGACACTATTACAGGTAGAACTGCTGATGCGTACCAAAAAGAATATCGTGTAAATATAACTGGTGCATTTCCTGTTGATATACGAGTTGTAAGAGTTACAGCAGATAGCACTTCTTCTAATCTTGTTGATGCTTTTGCTTGGACAAGTATCGGTGAAATTGTTGATGATAAACAGAGATATTTAGATAGTGCCTATACAAACTTAAGAATAGATTCTGAACAGTTTAGTTCTATACCAAAAAGATCTTTTCGTATTCGTGGGGTAAAGGTAAGAATACCAGGAGCAGGAGCATCAAACTCTGGTACACCTACTGTTGATTTACAGACAGGAAGAATTATTTACCCAAGTGGTTATATATTTAATGGAACAATGGGTGCTGCTGTGTGGTGTTCATGTCCTGCGATGATACTTCTTGATTTATTAACTACCGAAAGATATGGTTTTGGAACGCATATTACAGACAGTAATTTAGATTTATTTAGTTTTGTAGCAGCTAGTAGGTATGCCAATGAATTGGTATCAGATGGTTTTGGAGGACAGGAAGCTAGATTTAGTTGCAATGTAAATTTACAGGGATCTATGGAGGCATACACACTAATCAATGAATTAGCTGGTGTTATGAGATGTTTTCCAATATGGTCTGAAGGTTCTGTAACCATTACACAGGATAAACCAACAGATCCTAGTTATTTATTTAGTTTGGCAAACGTAGGTGAAGGTGGTTTTTCATATTCTGGTAGCAGTTTAAAACAAAGACATACTGTTATCTCTGTCAGCTATTTCAACATGGACAGTAGGGAAATAGATTATGAAGTTGTAGAAGATACTGCTGCACAGGCAAAACTTGGAATAGTCAAAAAAGATGTAAAGGCATTTGCCTGTACTTCTCGTGGTCAGGCTCAAAGATTAGGTAAGGCAATACTATTTAGTGAACAGAATGAATCAGAAGTTATTAGTTTTACAACATCAATAGATGCTGGTGCAATCGTAAGACCTGGATCTGTTATCTCTGTTAATGATCCTGTTCGTGGTGGAGAAAGAAGATCAGGAAGAATAAATGCAGCAACTACCACGCAGATTACTGTAGATAACACACAAGATTTAGATACGTTTACTGGATCGAATAAAAAATGTAGCGTGATATTACCTGATGGTACAGTTGAAACCAAAAACGTAACTGGAATTGTAGGTAGTGTAATTACATTAGATTCAGCCTTATCTGCGACACCTAATGTAAATGCTATATGGTTACTACAAAGTTCTACTTTAGAGGCACAGACTTTTAGAGTAATAACTGTTGAAGAACAAGATGGTATTAACTATGCGATAACAGCACTAACTTATATTGATGGTAAGTATGCAAATATTGAATCTGGAATAAGTTTACCTTCAAGAAGTATATCTTTATTAAACGAACCAAAAAGTCCTCCATCCAACTTACAGGCATCAGAAAGAATTGTTGTTATAAATGCTCTTGCTGTAACTAAATTAATTTTATCGTGGGTATCTGTTACAGGTGTAAGTCAATATCTTGTTCAGTACAGATTTAATAATACTAACTGGGTAAATGAAGTTGTATTTAGACCTGACTTTGAAATTATCGGTACAGAAGCAGGAACTTATGAATTTAGAGTATTTTCATTCAATGCTGCCCTTAAGTTATCTGCCACATCAACTGATCTTACATTTAATGCTGTAGGTAAAACAACACCACCAGGTAATGTTCAAAACTTATCAATGGAGCCTATTACTAATAAATTGGTAAGACTAAGATGGACAAAAGCTGTAGATCCCGATGTTTTACACGGAGGAAGGGTTTATGTAAGACACAGTAATTTAACTGATGGTAGTGGTACGTTCCAAAACTCGGTTGATCTTGTTACTGCGTTGGCTGGTAATACTACAGATGTTGTTGTACCTTCTTTGGAGGGAGAGTATATTCTTAAATTTCAAGATGACCAGGGTAACTTTAGTACGGGAGAAGCCAGTGTAATACAGGATTTACCTGATCTTATTGATACTCAGGTTATATTGCAGGATAGAGAAGATTTAGATAATCCTCCATTTCAAGGAGTAGATACTAATACAACATTTAACAGTACAACCAGTGCATTACAACTTACAAATCCAGCTTCAAATGCCACAGGAGAATATGCTTTTAAAGATGTTTTAGATTTAGGTGCTGTATTTTCTCTTGATTTAAAAAGAGTAATACGTTCTGTTGGTTTCAACATAGGAACAGATATAGAAACTATTATTCCAAGCGGATCTTTTTGGGATGATTATGCAACTGATGGCAACTTTGATGGACCAGCAGCAGATGAAGCAAACTGTCAGATACAGGTAGCAACATCTCAAACAGGGTCAGGTAGTTTTGGATCGTTCAATAACTTTGCAAATGGTACATTTAAAGGTCGTAGATTTAAATTTAAGTTAGTTTTAGAAACTACAAATACTGCTCAAAACATGAATGTCCAGCAGGCAGGATTTACAGCAGAATTTCAATCAAGGACAGAACAAAATTATCAGACAGGAGGTAGCACTTCTACCGCACCACAATCCTCTGGAACATCAGCAAAAGCCGTGACATTTGGAACACCATTTTTTGTCGGCACTTCATCTTTAGGAGGAGCAAATGCGTTTTTACCTTCTATCGGTATAACAATTCAAAATGCTCAAGGTGGAGACTTTTTTACAGTTACGAGTGTAACTGGCACAGGATTTGTTGTAACTATTAAAAACAAAGATACAACAGGTAATGAAAGTTTTGTTGATAGGACTTTCACATTTCAAGCTGTAGGATATGGTAAAGGGGTGTAATATGGAGAAAAGTATTTTATAGATGAGCCAAGTATCAGACTATAATATTGCCAATGCCTCAGGTGCTTCTGTAAGAAGTGACCTTAATGCTGTTTTTGATGCAATAAAAACTCTTAATAGTGGTGGTTCTGATCCTAGTAATACATCAGCTTTTATGCCTTATGTTGATACAGCAGATAGTAATAATTTAAAGATAAGAAATGCAGCTAATGACGGTTTCACCACTGTAGGCTCTATAAATTCTGCAAATTTAGGATTACTACCAAGAGCAGGTGGTACAATGACAGGTCAGCTTTTGGCTGATGACAGTTCTGGAGCAGGAAGCCCTGCATTAAGTTTTGATGGAGATACAGATACAGGAATATTTAGAGTAGGAGCTAATACTATGGGATTTTCTACTGCTGGTGTTGAAAGAGTAGAAATAAGTGATTCTGGTTTGGATATGAGTAATGGCTTACCCATTAGATTTCAAGATTCTAGTGGTGCTCCTTTTGTTGCTTTAAAATCACCTTCTTCTGTCAGTAGCAACGTAACTTTTACATTACCTGGATCAGACGGAAGCGCAGGAGAATTTTTAAAAACA